TTAGTCCTTTTTATCCTTACTTTCGAGAAGTTTTATATAATTCTCCAATGTATTGATGCGTTTATCCTTTTCCTGGATTAACTCTTTGAGATACTGGGTCTCCATTTTACTATTGTTAATCCTAACATTCGAGAGAACATTATTAGAACCAATGACTTCTCCCGTCTTTTTCGTGGCCCACTCGGGAGTGGTAAAGAAGTCATCCATCGAGCACTTGAGTACATCACGCATACGCTCAAGGGTATTGCAAGTGACACTCGTTGCCGTTTCAACATGATACAAGCCAGTTGATTTTCCCTGAAAAACCTGTTCTTCGAACTGTTTCTTGGTTAAACCAGCTTCTGCTATTAACTTTCTGAGTACCTGACCGTTATACATAACAACACAATTTAATTAATAATATTTAACTAATATCTATTAGTATTTTTACTAAAAGATATTAGCGTTTTCTAATTTTTATTTGTAACTTTGCAACAAAGTTAATAATAATATTTGAAATATGAAAGAAAATATGCAAAAAAGTGATGAAAAAAATTCATTGCGCGAATGGTACAACGAGATTCCTCGTAACAAGCGCAACAAGTTCATTTTGGCTCTGCAGCTGAAATTCGGCATGTCGGCATCAGGCATCTACGACAAGATCAAGAAGAACAACTGGTTGCCATACCAGCGTGAGATGGTAGATGAGGTTATCAACGAGGGTAAATGGGAGAAGTAAATGGGAAAGATGACTATCAAGTGCAACAGCGAACAGCTGAAGTACATCCAGAAGGACTTCGAGGACGCTAGCGTTCCGGTCGATATGTCGTACGGACCTTTCCATAAAGGCAAATCTGAGGTTAATCTTTTCTACGATGACGCTGAAGACGGAATTGTAGAAGGAATTGTTAAATATAGAATGAGAAACAATGAAAAGAAAGGTTAAAACTATGTCTATAGAGGATGCCATCAAGGAAAAATTCCCTGATGCTACTATATATGAAGTTAGAAACGACCGTTTTGGCAAATGTATATTAGGTATAGTTCCCACCAAAGATGGGAAAGATCATATTGTCGAATGGGATAAATCTGGGACTGCTTCCGAATGTGAGGTAGGCGGTAGAGACTTCCGGGAAATCAGATGGAACGAAGAGGAGCAGCGACCAGAATACATCCACACCAAGCTACTTCTCCACGACGATAGATTTAACGTTCAAGTAGATGGCTCCAAGTAAATGCCTAAACTGTGCAATAGGGGTAAACTGTATCAACGGAAGATACTGCCCCCTATTTCACAGATATATAGAACACGGTTCCGAACCACTTGGGTGCACACCTAAAAGAATTAGCGAATATGAAAGCAATAATAACACTAGAAACAGGATATAAGACCATTATAGAATTCCTCACCCCCCCCACAGCGTAAGGAATCCGAGACACAAACAGAGTTTGAAAGACGCGTTCTTTCACTTATCAACCTGTCTCAGCCCAAAGCTGTCAATAAGGCCATAAAGCTTCATATTCTGAGGCATTAAGACTTTCGGCAGCAAGTATTTTGTTTTGAGTCTGCAGATATTTATCTTTGCAGGCGGTTTTAAAGGAAAAGAAATATGATCAAAGCAGAACAAATTTACCAGGCAACCGATGACGGACTGGATATAATCATAGGATTATACCCGGACGCCAAGGAGTGCATACAGAAATACTGTTCGACTGGCACGCCTAAAAAGCACTTTGCCATTCGTAACGAAAAGACTCCTTCCTGTGCTCTCAAGAAGTTTAAGGACTGCTGGAAGGTAACCGATTTCGGAGGCGAAGGAGTCGCCGAGTCTCCGATAGACCTCTATATGAAGGAGAAGAATATCGATCGTTTTCCCGATGCCATCCTCAGACTAGCATCGGAGTATAATATTTCCGATGAGTTAAAGAAGGACGTCAACAAGCCTACGTTCGCCGAGCGTGATGCCACCATCGATGAGAAGGATGGCACTCGTATCTTTGAACTCAACGAGAAGTTTACCGAGGACGAACTGAAGGTTCTTGGCCCGAACGTCAAGCAAGACCATGTAGATGCCCTCAACTGGCATTCCGCCAAATGGATAGGCTATGTAAAAGACCGCAAGGTAAAAATTAAGTACAGCAACGAGCACTACCCTATCTTTATGCGCGAATGCCTGGTTTCTCCTGCCGTAGGAGAGAAACCAGAAGTCAAGTTTTACAAGATTTATGAACCGCTTAACTTCAGCAAGCAGTGGAGATTTTCCTACACTCCAGATGGTGTCAAGCCAAAGCAGTATATCAATGGTCTAGCGGAGCTGAAGAAGGCTTATCATGAGTTCAATGCCCGTGAAATGGCTGAATTCAACAAGACCAACACAGATGATTCCAAGGTATATAAGGAGAAGAAACTTCCAGAAGCCTTCATCTGCAGCGGTGAGCGTGACAGCCTTTGCTGCCGTTCTCTCGGGTATCACCCATTATGGTTTAATTCCGAAACCTATAAACTCAGTGAAGAAGAGTATAAGGAAATCATGAAGTATGTAGAGGTACTCTACAATATACCCGATATCGATGAGACTGGTATCGCAAAGGGAACAGAACTTGCGCTCCGCTTCATCGATATACATACCATCTGGCTTCCCCAGTGGCTCCGCACCTATCACGACAATCGTGGCAAAGGACGTAAGGATCTCCGCGACTGGATGGAACTCCGCAATACCCGCAAGGACTTCAGGAACCTCATGACGCTGGCCATGCCGGCACGCTTTTGGGTGAGCAAGCTTAACAAGAAAGCCAACACCTGGGATCATTATATCGATACAGCGTGTCTGTACAACTTTCTTCGCCTTAACGGCTTCTATACGCTCCATGACGAGAACTCAACCATTACCAGGTACGTTCGTATCACCGGTAATATCGTCAAGCTCATCACCACGAGAGATATCCGTGAGTTCTGCCGTCAATGGGTCATCGATAGAGCTGAGAAACGTGACATCCTCAACCTGGTACTCAATACCCCGAAACTCTCAAGCGCAGCACTCGATTCGCTCCAGGAGATAACGCTGGATTTTACCAGCTATACCAATCACTCCCAGCTGTTCTTCTTTCCTCGTGTAAGCGTAGAGGTAGATAGAAACGGCTTAACAGAGTATCAGCGGGAAGGAAGCTCTCTGAAGAACTACGTATGGCAGGAGAATGTCATCGACCACAACTTCAGAAAACTGGACGATATGTTTACCATCACTCGTACCATCGATGAAGATGGTAGACCGAAGTTTGATATCGAGATAAAGAACGTAAGTTCTCATTTCTTCGGCTATTTGATCAATACTTCCCGAACCTATTGGCGCAAGGAACTGGAATATAGATTCGAGGACAGAAGCATCGACGAGAAGGAGTCATACCATAAAGCGCACCTCTTTGATATCGCCGGAGAAGGTCTGGATGAGAAGGAAGTCGCAGAGCAGAAGCAGAACCTGATTAACAAGATATTCACTTTCGGCTATATGCTTCATCACTACAAGTCACCATCACGAGCATGGGCGCCTATGGCCATGGATAACAAAATCGGAGAAGACAACGAATGCAATGGCCGTTCAGGTAAAAGTTTCTTCTTCAAGACGCTTTCCCTGCTGATGAAGACCGTAAAACTGTCCGGACGAAATCCTAAGCTGATGGACAATCCTCACGTCTTCGACCAGGTAACCCAGCACACCCAGATGCTGCTGCTCGATGACTGCGACCGCTATCTCAACACCGGACTATTCTATGATAATATTACTTCAGATATGACTGTGAATCCAAAGAACAACCAGAGCTTCACCATTCCTTTCGAGGACAGTCCGAAGATTGCTTTCACTACCAACTATGTGCCAGCAGACTTCGACCCGTCTTCAGAGGCGAGATTGCTTTATATGGTATTCTCTGACTATTATCACCAGCGCACCGAGGACAATGACTACCAGGAGACCCGAAGCATACGTGATGACTTCGATAAGGATCTGTTCTCTAAGACATATTCTGAAGACGAATGGAATGCAGACATCAACTTTTTCTTGCAGTGCTGCCGATTCTACCTCTCATTGGCCGGAGAACCCATCAAGATACTCCCACCGATGGAGAACATCGTGAAGCGCAAGTTCAAGGCTGATATGGGCGTTAACTTCGAGGATTGGGCTAGTTCTTACTTCTCTGAGGAGAGTGGAAGACTGGATCAGTTTATCGTAAGAGAGAAGGCATTTACCGACTTCAAGCAGTTCTCTGGTCTCAACAAGGCTACTACACAGAGCTTCACCAAGAAGCTGAAGGCTTTTGTTGAACTCTGTCCTTACGTTGATTCGCTCAACCCTTCAGACCTTTGCAACAGCCAGCATCGCATCATCAGAAGAGATCCTGCGCATCCTGAAGGAAGCCCAGTGGAGATGATTTATCTCAGAAGCAAGAAGAGTGATTCTAAAGAAGAGGAAACTCAGGCAAGCAAGGGCGCTCACCAGTCGGAAATCAAATGGAGTAAGGAAGATTTTGATAATGTAGAACCTTTCTAGCCCCTCATATATAATAGAATAAATAGCCCCAAGTTATAGTGCAAAGGTACAAAAAATATCTGAAATATGCAAATTTTTTCGGCTAATTTTTCAAGCAAAATTCGCTAATTTTTATATATCTTTTCCCATGTTACGAGGGAGTGATGAGCATCTGTTCATCGCTCCCTTTTTTGTTGGGCCCAGTCGCTATTCCGGCCGTCCGACTGGCTCATTTTAGCCCTTTTCCCACGCCTACTGCCGTTTTCCCCTCAACCCCTTTCCTATTTATTATACAAATCTTTTGTAACTCTGTAACAGAATGTTGGTAAAAAGGTATAAATAACTAGAAAAGAGTGGGTTAAATCCAATTTCGGACGTTTACAAAGTTGCGTTACAACTTTGTTACAAACTTTTAGGAGTTTGTAACAAACCATTTTTGTATCTGCGGCTTACTTCTCTATATAGGTTATGTTACAACTTTGTTTTGGCCCACTTTTTTGTATCTAAAAAATGTATCAAGAAAATAACGCTGATTATCAGCGAGTTATAAAGTCAAAGTTACATGATACAAAAATACAAACTTTTCGGACGAAATTATATCATACCAAGATTGCTGATATTTATTAGCTTTTTACTAATAATTATTAGTTATTCGGATTTTTATTTGTATCTTTGCCGAAAAATTGCTTATGAATAGAGTCGTTTACATCAAAGTTCCTGCGCATATCAGGCAATGGGCGTACCATAGTTATGGAAATCCAATTATTTTCCCAGTCATTGGTAACGAGGTAGCTGTAATACGCCGACTTACCAGTAAGCCACCTGCAGCCAAGCTTTCTCCCATAGAACAGGAGAACAGGGAAGATATACAAAAGGCAGAAACTGCCCATTTACACCAAAGTGCCGCCCATGCGTTCATGGATAAAGAGTATGAGGAAGAAAGATGGCTTAGTCATCCTGATGAATACATCGCCATAGAACTTCCAGACTCCAAAGCAAAACCGGTGCGTGAATACAACTATCTCGGACCACGTGCGAGACTTGCCGTGAAGGAGATGGTAACAGACCTGTTCAAGATGGATCTCTGGGCATCGCTGAAAGACATTGCGAACCGTTCATGCAAGATGTCAACGCTTATTTATGCCTGGTGCGAGATGCGTGGTATTGGCATTGATTATGAAGATACCGTGCGCCAATGCTTCTACAGAATTCGTAATCAACACGCAAAAAACGGCGTAATTTTGAATTCAGCAACAAGGTTTAGCAAAGATTAACGGATTTTTTTCCGCTACGGCGAACAACCCAGAACAAAACAGAAAAAATCGAAATAACCAAATAATTCAGAAATATGGCATACATAAAGAATATCATAAAAGTAGAGCTTACAGAAGCGAAAAACCTCGAAGGCTTAATCTATCCGGAGCGTGACAAATGTATCATTCCTTCTGATATCAGCTTCAGGCTGATTAAATGCAAAAATCCGTCAAGTTGTGAAATTACCGACAAAATTGAGTCGAAGGTCCGCATTTTTACTTCCAAACTTACGTTCAAGTCATGTGAACAGGTCAAGCCCTCATGGGAACAGTTTGCATATAGAATCACTACTGCGGATGGTTGTCAGTACCTTATCGGCCGTAATCATCGTCCCTATCCTGTTATCAGTATCTCCGAAACGATGCCGAGTTCACGTACAGAATCGTCCATTACTACCTATACCGTTACATTGTCCGACGTAATAAAGCCGCTCCAGATCATAGAATAAGTTTTTTTATTTGCGTACCTTATTATATAACTTTGCGGCAAATAATTCGCTAAGTTACATGAAATATCAAATATCAATCACCGGTTACATAGGTTCGTGGACCAAAAGGATGGTTCACGATATCCTTAACGAGAACAAAGGCAAGCATGTCGATGTAGCCATCGATTCGCTAGGCGGTGCGGTATCGGCCGGACTTGCCATCTGTCAGATGTTCAAGAATCACGGCGATGTGACTGTTGACTTTCAGGCTGGCTTCTCTGCTTCTGCCGCTACCATCTGCGCGATGGGCGCAAAGACCATTCGAATGAGTAAGTACAGTTTGCTCCTGGTCCATAAGTGTTCCACAGAACAGTTCTTATGGAGTGCCCTCAACGAGGAGGAAATCGGCACACTCATCGAACAGCTTCAGAAACAGCAGGAAGATCAGCAGAAAATTGACAACATCATCGCCAATGTTTACTGCGATCGCTCAGGAAAAAAACACGAGGATATCATCAAGGTAATGTCTGAGGCTAAATGGCATACAGTTGAGGAGTGCATCAGTCTCGGATTCGTAGATGAAGCTATGGATGGTAAGCCTGTAGAAATTACAGGGTCAACCCAAGACTTCATCAAGTACAACAATCTTCCTGTACTGCCGGAGGTTGTCAATTCTTGGTACGAAAAAAAGCCGGGTTTCCTGAACCGGTTTTTCGGAAAGGATAACTCACACAAAAATGTTTTAGATATGATTAAGAAATGGACTCACATCAACAATGTTCTCAACGTAGAGGGCATTGAGGCAGAGGAATCAGCCAAGGACTGCACCATCTCCCAGGAGCAGATGCAGAAGCTGGAGGATAAGATTGCTGCCGACTCCAGCTCGATCAAGACCAAGGACGAGGAACTCGATAAGGTCAAGAACGAGAAGAAGGAACTGGAGGATAAGGTCAAGAACCTGGAGAAGGATAAGAAAGACCTTGAAGAGAAAGTAAAGGATCTGGAGAAAGAACCGGGTGGCGAAACCCACACTGCCGTAGATGACAACAAGGCTCAGGACTTCTGCTCAGATCAAGTATCGGACGTTTTAATTGATTTTGCATAATATGGCAGAGAATGATAAATTTGTTGCACCTGTTGACGTAAAGGAACAGCTGCAAAAGACGGCAAAGATCTACCGTAATAAGTTAATCACCATGCCTACCAGAGGTCTGAAGAAGTCACTCAGCTACATGACTCTTCGCCCAGGCATCCGTGTATCAGAGACCGTAGGCGAACTTACAGGCGGTGCTGAGTTCGGTCCATACGATGAGAACCGCGTAGCTGACGGCAACGTCAAGATTACACCTCGTACCCTGGAGGTGTTCTTTGGCAATGTCGATATCAAGTTCTCACCTAACTCAGTTTATTCCACCATCTGGGGCGCCAACGTCACTAATGGCGATGCCCTGAAGAATGTGCCTATCACGCTGCAGGTTCTTCAGCTCCTCGCCCTGAAGCTCGGCAAGAACCTCGACAAGGTTCTGTTCAAGGCAGTACGCAACCCTACAGGAACAGGTTCTGTTGACCTCTTCAATGGTTTTGATACCATTGCCAAGACTGAACTGGATGCCGACAAGCTTTCCGGTGCCCTCGGAAACCTCATCAAGGTTGCAGACATCCTGGGCGACAACAAGACCATCAACGACGACAACGCCGTAGATTTCGCACAGGGCATCTGTGAATTCGCCGATGAAGAGCTGATGGCAGAGGATAAGGTTTACCTTTACGTTCCTCAGTCATTCGTCAACCTCTACAACCGTGCCTTCCTCAAGAAGTTTGGTGCTGCTCCTTACAACAAGGATTACAACCACCTCACCGTAGAAGGATTCGGCAACGTTGAGTTCGCTGTCCTTTCCAACAAGAAGGATGCTCCTTTCTTTGAACTTACTACCAAGAGCAACATGCTGGTGGGCGTCAACGAGATCAACAACAACGATGCTGAGCAGATTAAGGTCGAGAAGTATCACCCATGGAAACTCGACTTTATTGCTACCAAGTTCTTCGGTACCCAGTTTGAGAGCATCAACAAGGAGCGCGCCCTGTTCATCACCGATGATGGTACCAAGCCACTCATCCAGAAGGCAGCCACATCATCTGTCAGCCAGACTGGCGACAAACAGAGTGGCAAGGACGCTACCGCTGACGGAAACGTCTAATGTTTCACCTTATATAATATAGGAGATTAAAATATGGCATGTACTAACAAAGATTTATATAAATCTGTGCGCAAATGTCCGGGTACGATTATTCGTCCCGGCATTAAGCCGAAGTTCCTGGCCATCCCGCTTTCGCAGATTCTTGCATGGCCAAAGCTTCCAGATCCTGGCGATACCACCAAGGGACTGGAGGAACTCGCTACCTATAAGGGTGACTTCACTCTTGCCGCTGATGCCAAGTGGCACGCAGTTGACCTCGTAGCACTCAAGTCTTCCATCACCACGGAGACTCAGGGCGAAGCTCCATCAGCTACCTTCCTCAACAAGGCAGAGTATATCATCGGCGGCACTGATGCCGATATTACCGGTTTCGGCCGTATGGCGATCAATGACGAACTGGTCTATGCCCAGCAGGATCCTAATGGCCGCTTCCGCATTCTCGGTAACGAGATGTTCCCGGTGAAGACCACATTTGCCCAGAACAGCGGCGCCGGAGCTACCGACTCAAAAACCTCAACTCTCAGCGTAGAGGCTACCGATTTCTGCCCTGCTCCATACTATGATGGCAAGCTTGAGACAGATGAAGGTGATATCAAGGGCAGCGATGGCTCTGCTTGGGAAGCAACTGGTCACGCGTAAGATTTGCCCAAATTTACATAACTACACATACTGATTTGCTTAGGTGGCTCTCGCTTCGTTCCTGAGCCGCCTTTGTTTGTTTTCACCTTATTATATATTGAATATGGATCATCAATTTACCAGACAGATGCAGGAGTGGCTCAACTCTAAGCACGAATCGGATGCAGAAATCATCAAGGGAGCAGATATGCTCTTCCGTCTCAACCGGAACCGGTTCTATCATGTCCGAGCAACCCGACAGCCCCAGGCATACCGCACCAACATAGAGTATGAACTGAATAAGTTCCTCAAGATCCGTCTCGACAACATGACCATCGAGGAGGTCAGGAAGATGAACGATATCGTGATTCCTGAAGCCCAGGCTATCATTGCCGAAGGAGAAGCAGAGAATAACGGAGAAAATCAGGGAAAATCGGAGAAAAACGGCGATTCCATCGAGGAAAATGCCTCTACCGATGATACAGAACTCCCGTCCTCGGATAGCGATGGAGTGGCTGTTGTCCGTAAGGGCAAGCGCAAGGATCACGATTTCCTGCCCAAGGAAGTAGCCGACCTCTGGGATATCAACGCCAAGCGATACAAGGAAATCAAATCTACCTTCGAGACGCTCAAGGCGATGGAAGACAAGGAACCATGCGACCGATACGAGCATCTAAAGATTCTTTCGGATCTCGACAAGAAGTATCGTGCCGATATGCTCACCTACGACTCATACCAGGTGACACGTGCCGACCGTGACCGTGTAGCTAAAGCCAGACTCGCCGAAAATGCCAGCCAGGGTTAAAGTTGCCGATATACTCAAACCCATCGATGAGGTGAAGACACAGGCATACTTCGGACGGCACCTGCACACACTCGGACTCATCAAGTGGATCCTTTCACAGATTGGTCCTGCTGATGTGTGGGTGTCTTCCTACTCCACCTCCGAGGAGTTCCTCAGAGGTTTCCGCCTGATGCGGGATTCGGGCAGCATCTCGTCGGCAAAGATGCTGCTGGATGTGAAGGCAAGCAAGAAGACCGTACACCTGTGGCGACTTATGTCGGCATGCTTCGATGATGTCTATCTGGGCGAGAACCATTCCAAGGTGACGCTTTTCCGGAATGATCAGCATGTTGTTTCGGTCGTCACGTCCCAAAACCAGACATACGGCAGCCGTGACGAGAGTACCATCATCACCACGGAACCACAGGTCTTTGCCGACCTGTTCAATGGATATACCAGTCATTGTGACAATCAAAGCTTAAGAATCAATGGAAATTACTCAGGAGTTACTCAACAAAGTGCAAGAGCTGGCAGAGAACCTGACTCCGATTTCGGAGATGTCCGTCCTTTTGGATATTAAGGAGGATGTTCTGCGTGAAGAGATTCTCGACCCTGCATCAGAGCTCCGGCGCGTCTATTATCTGGGCATGGCAAAAGTCAGGCAGCAGATTCGCAGGAATGAGCTGGAGCTGGCTGCAGCCGGCTCACCTCAAGCCGTACAGCGCACACATGAATATCTGAATAAAATGATAGAGGAGATCAAGATATGAGAGAACCAGCCAACATCGATGCCATCATCGACCTGATGGACCGCACACCCGAAGAGATGGATGCACAGAATGTTCCCGCACCCGTGCGCGACCGCATTCTGCGCATCCGGGCTCTTTATGTCTGGTGGCTCATCAATCCACGCAAGACAGACCAGGAACTTGTCTTCAAGGATATGCAGGACTACAAGGTGCAGCGCATGATGGCTTATAATGACCTGCACCTCATCAAGCTCATACTGGGCAACCTGCAGAAGGTTTCCAAGGACTTTGCCCGGTACCGTTTCGACCAGATGATTCAGCGCACCTACGAGAAAGCAGACAATATGGGCGATGCCAGAGCCATGGCTGCAGCAGCTGCCGCATACGGCAAATACCACCTGCTCGACAAAGAAGATCCTGTCGACAACGGCTATGACCAGATACAGCCTCAGGTCTTCATACCTACTTCAGACCCTCGCCATCTCGGTCTCAAGCGCATACCTAACGTGATGGGCACCATCAAGAAGCTCATCAAAAAATACACCGACAACTCCATGGATCTCATCAAGATCGAGAGCGAAGACTATGACGAGCAGCTGCTGGAGTATACACCTACAGAGGAAATCAAACAAGAGGAGGGCACAACATGATAGAGCAATACTTCAACCCTGCGCAACAAGAGGTCAACCTCATATCCGCTCGCGACAACGTGGTCGTGGGCGGTCGAGGCATTGGCAAGAGCATTCTCCATGCCACCTTCAACCTGCGCAACATGCAGCGCATGCCTGGCAGCGATGGCGGCTTCGTCTCCGCCAACACCAAGCGATGCCTCACCAACACCATACCGTCCATGCTACAGCACTGGGAGCGATGGGGCTTCCACCGTGGCAAGCACTATGTCATCGGCATCAAACCGCCCAAAAAGCTGGGGTGGCCTGATCCTGTAATCCCTCCTTCCAACTGGGAGAACACCATATCGTTCTACAACGGCTCCATCGGCACCATCATCTCACAAGACCGCAAGGGCACGTCAAACTCCCTCTCGCTCGACTACCTCGACATCGACGAGGCTAAGTTCATCGACTTTGAGCAGCTCAAAGACGAGACTTTCCCTGCCAACCGAGGCAATGTCAACCTCTTTGGCCAACACTACTATCACCATGGCATGCTCATTACTTCAGATATGCCCATGACTAAAAAAGGCTCCTGGTTCCTCAACTATAAAAAAGACTGCGACCCTCACCTCATAGAGGCGATATCATCACTCGTGGTCGAGGAGTATGACATACGCAACCGCATCAAGACCTCTGGCCACATCAGCCTATATGCCAAGCGCAGACTCAAAGAGATTGGGCTACTCCTGGCACAACTGCGTTCCAAGGCTCTCTTTTACAAGGAGTACTCATCCGTCTATAATGTCGAGGTCCTGGGCATGGAGTTCATCAAGCAGATGAAACGTGACCTCCCTGCACTCACCTTCCAGACATCCATCATGTGCAAGCGACCTTCCATCTCGCTCGATGGCTTCTACTCCAACCTCAGGGATGTCAACCTCTACTCTGCTCCAAACCTCGACTACCTCGATGGACTGGAGTATGATGTGGAAAAGCTGCAGCATGTCGATTCACGCATGGATGCAGACGTTGACCCAGACCGTCCGCTCTGCATCGCCTTCGATGCCAACGCCCTCATCAACTGGATAGCCATTGGCCAAGACAACCTGCGTGGAGAGGCCCGCTTGCTCAAGAGCATCTTTGTCAAGTATGAGGAGAAGCTGCCCACCCTGCTCGACAAGTTCATGGCTTACTATGAATATCATCGCTGCAAAGAGGTCAACTTCTACTATGACTCCACCTTCGTGGGCAACAACTACGCCCTGATGAATGATGACTTTCACACCTTCATCACCAACTATCTCACCGACCATGGTTGGTATGTCAACGAGGTCTATCTGGGCAACCCGATGGGGCATATAGAAAAAATGCTGCTCATTAACCGCATGTTCCTGGGCAAGGCTGACCACCGTGCCATGATCAATGATGAGAACAACGAGGACATGCTCCTATCCATCCGACTCGCTGGTGTCTACAATGGCAAGAAGGATAAGCGAGGCGAAAAGCTGGCAGAGACCGAAGAGGACAAGCTGGAGGCTCGCACCGATGGCTCCGATGCCTTCGACTCTCTGATGATTGGCATCGAGAAGTTCCCACAGGCTGATGGCTACGTCTCCTGTGGCTCCATGCTCTGATACTCTGACCGATTTACTTATTAGATAAATAACATGGTGGCTGGCATTCTTGCTTGACCGCCGATGAGGGGAGTGCGCTGTGAAGCGTGCTCCCTTTTTTCGTGCCCTTCCGTGACTATCTCCACATGAAAAACACGTTTTACATTCTTGCAAATTCTTTAACGGTCCTTTACATATTCCGCCCAATCCAAGGGGGTCGAGGGCGCGCTCGGGCGCAGGGCGGTGGGGGGTCCTTTCGGAGACAAAGGGCAATTCTTTCCCTTTGAATCCCTTGAAACCACGATAAAATCGGGGTTTTCCACTCTTTGGGTGTGGAAAACCTGTCGTAAAACGACACATTTTGCCCTCTCCGCCCCGAGGTCGAAGACTGCAAAATGCTGCGATTTCATCGCTCTAAGGTATGTTTTTCTCCCCAAACTCCGAAAAACATGGCTTTTTTGATGCCGCAAATTTACCCTTTCTCATATCGTGTAAATATGTTAAAATTTGCGGTTTCATCGGTCTAACATCCATGACGCTCAAACGCCACTGAGGCTTAACACCAGGGTAAAGGCAAAAAGCCTTTTCTTTGTCCGCTTTATCCGCTCCGAGAGCTTTTCCTGTATGAGAGTGGTATCCGTCAGTCATTATCTCTTTTTCCTCAGCAAAGGTACGGCGGACGGTATCACCAAGTACCGGCACAAGGCACTATTTAGCCAAAACTTTTTGGCAGCCTTCCACTATCTGAGATTGGGTATTCCTTAAAACTTTTGCCTAAATTCCTTGGCTTTATACCTCTTCTCCGCTCGTCTGCATTGCACCGTAAAAAGCGACAAAAACGACCGACGGACAGAATAAAAAAAACTCTCAGACGGGCAGACAAAGACGAGTGAAAGAAAAAGCTCCTTTTCTCCCTCTGGCTAGAATAAAAATTTTGAGCGTATGAAGACTTTCAATTATTACGAGTACAACTCCAAGCGTTTCGATACTTCAGCTGAAGCTGAGCAGGTGAGAAACTTCATCTTTGCCTTCAAGGATGGCAAGCAGTGGGCAACAAACTATGCTGCCGACATGGTGGTAAATAGTTTCGTAGATACCTATGGCGATAAAGCGAGCGACTTTGTTTTGGTGTGCGCTCCAGCTGCCAACAACAAGAAGTACTGCAAGCGTTTCAACCGCTTCGCCCAAAAGGTGAGCCAAGGCGCAAAGGTACAGAACGGCAACGAGCACCTTGCCATCTATGGCGAGCGCACAGCGAAGCACCTCAGCGCAGACCGAGTTTGCGAAGACTTCGGCTACAGCGTGAGACTCGACAGAGACTACTTCAAGGGAAAGAAAGTCATCATCTTCGACGATGTCATCACAAGCGGAGCAACCGCCAACGAGTTTGCAAGCCAACTCGCTGAATGTGGAGCACAGGTCATGGGTGCCATGTTCCTGGCAAGAACAAAAAGAATGTATAACTAATCAAAATATAAACGATATGCGACAAAATTATAAAGACCTCTGCATGGAGGAAAGACCACAGTACAGAGCCTATAACCAAGGCTTCGAGACACTCACCAACGTGGAACTCATCTCGTTGGTACTCAATAGAGGAGCAGGCACACGTGAGAGCATGGAGCAAGCTAGGCAGATTTACAACGTCATGCAAGGCTCACTCAAGAACATCAAAAAGGCAAGACTAGAGGAACTAGAGGTTGTGCAAGGTGTGGGAGACTGCAAGGCGATAGCACTGCAGGCAGCTTTGGAACTGGGCAGACGCTACCAAATGGAAAAGGCTGAGAAGCAGCCAGCCCTAGGCAGCAGCATAGCACTCTACAGCTATCTCCGACCAATCGTGCAAGACCTAGATACTGAGCGGTTTTACGTCATACTGATGAACCAAAACTTTCGGCTCATCAAGTGCATCAACCTCAGTCAAGGAGGCATCACAGAGACTGCCGTGGACGTGAGACTCATCATGAAGGAAGCCGTGCTCAACAACGCCACCATCATGGCAGTGGCACACAACCACCCATCTAACAGTCCACAGCCAAGCAAGGCAGACGACCTACTCACGCAAAAGATAGCCAAGGCGTGCGACATCATGCGCATCTTCTTCATGGACCATATCATCATGGCAGACGGCAGCTTCTACAGCTATCACGACAAAGGAAAGCTATAATATATATATAATAAGGTAAGGGGAAGGCTAAAACCTTCCCCCTCATTTTCCAAAAATTTTCGCCTGCGGCGAAAGCGTCTGGCAAGAGCCAAAAAGCGGTCGAGCATTCTTTATATACCATTTTCCAATCTTTATTGCAATTTTTGTTGTTAAATTTATCATTAAATTTGCGATTTACAAAAAATAGCCGTATCTTTGCACCGTGTTAATATAAACAGGATGTGAATTATGAGCAATACAACGACTATATATACAACATACCAAACTGATGGCAGCCCTGTTGTGGCTATACAAGACAAAGGTACTGACAAGGTTGCATTCGCTGGTGTTACCAATAAGGCTAACTTTTTCAACATCAGTACTGCCGACAGACTCAAGGAGTTGATGACTCGTGCCGTTAACAACCGCACACGTGAGCGCAACTACTTCAAACTATATTGCGAAATGCTTGACGGCAATATTACCGAAGAAGAGTTTGATAAAGAGATTGAAGAGCATGAGGATAAGTACATCATCAAACAAGATAAAGATGCTTCCATTGAAGACATTGAGGTGGCTCTTGAGGTCAGCCCATCGCTCATGAGCATCACCTCGCCTGATGATATGGCTGAGGTATTCTCTTTCAGTGAAAAATCAATGCAAAAAAGTCTCCAATAATGGCTATATATATCAAAGAAGGTGAAATCATAGAGGGCAAAAAAGCTGATGTCATTGCCAGAAGGGCTGAGTGGAAGGGACTCAAAGAGGAACCTATCACGGGCAAAAAGATGACATTATACGAACTAGACCGAAATAGTTCCGTAGAAATCACCGAAGCTCTTGAGCTCAACAAAGAGGACAAGAAAATACGAGAAGATCTCAACGTCCATGGCAATGTGGGTGACAAGATACAAGGCGATGCCATCAGGCTTTGGGTTGACTCCAAAAGAAATTCTCTGAAGTTCAATACCAAGGAGGGCATCTCTGGCAGACATGGAGCCAACCTAGTGAGCACAAACAAGCGCACGGTGAGCAAACTCAAATATTCATTCGACAATTATAAAAAACTTTTCAAACACTCGGCTATCGAGTCTAACATTAAAGGACATATAAAATGAACATAGATATTCTTGCATTGTGTGACTTTGCACAAGATAATGACGGCAAACTTACCATCGTGGGCACTTTTGACCACTATGTGGTAAGAAAAGCACCGCTGCCTAAGAGCAACCTCTTCATGGTAGCGAGAGTTAAGATGAACAGCGAGGAAAGCAAACTTCAGCAAGAGTTCTCGGCAGAGGTTACAGAGATGAGCACTGGCAAGATGATTCTTGGCCAGCCCATCAATTCCAAGATTGAGCCACACCCTTCAGATGAGTATCTCTTCAGCAACTTCATCTTCGAGTTTACTGACCTGCAGTTCCCGGCTGAAGGTAATTATAAGTTTTCGTTCAAAATCGGCGACGTAGAGAACTCACTACCACTTAAGGTATATTTCCAGAAATAAGCATAACAAACCCTCGATACTCAATGTACCGGGGGTATTTTTTTGCGGAATATGCACGGAAAATCGAGGAAAATGCGGGGAAATCGGGGAATTTCCGAGGAATCCATTCCTCGAAGTGGCAGAACTGAAGGGAGATCCTGCGGTCGTTTTCGGTCGTTTTCGCAGTCATTTCCGGTCATTCCTGGATATGATTCCGATTCTTTCCGTTTTCTTTCCGTTTTTATTCCTTTTCATTCCTCATTTTCAAATTATATTATTACTTTTGCACCGGATTTTATTCAATTAATTGCAGTTATGAAGAAAATTATTCTAATTTTAGCCATCATTTTTATGGCTATTGGCGCTAAAGCGCAGAGCACCATCCAGTCTGAGGATGGTAAGTATCCGGTTTATTGCGACCTCAAGGCATATAACTTCTGGGGTGTCGGCAAAGTGAAGGTCATGCTTGATATGGGAGCGGTCTCCAATGGTGGAGGTTCCTTCGAGAGCTTATATGGTGAGGATGGCAAACAGATCAAGTTCAATACCGTCATGGCAGCCGTGAATTATATGGCTAAGAAAGGTTGGATACTTGACAAGACATATTATGTTACAGAGGGTGCCGGCAGGACTGTTCTCCACTATGTTCTGGTGAAGAGAGTGAAGAATGATAATGAGATTCGAGAGGGTCTGATTACCAAAGATGAGCAATAATATGTTATTAAGCATGTTTTGAATAGAAAAATAAGCGAGGAATGAAAATTTCTCGCTTTTTTTTTGGCGGTTCCAAATATTCTTCGTACTTTTGCCAACGCTAACAAGATGATAGTAGTCTATCCGGCAGGGCGACCGTTTCGCCTATGGCTTCTAGCCGCAGGCTTTTTTTATGCCTAGGAAAATCTTTTTTCCTAACTGGGAAAATAATTTTTTCCAACTGGGAAAATAGATATGCCCAATACATGGCGGCTGCATGAACCGTAAGATTTGATTTGTCCTCTCGGATAAGCCATCATCTTGTTAGCAACGGGGAATGCAGCCGCCACCCTTTTATACAATCGGCTGTTAATGCTAACAAGATGATGCAATATGCAGAATTCAATTTTATTAAGTGATGCGCAGGTGAGACCTGCAGGCATCAGCGTTGAGGAGGGCATCAATACCCTCAAGTGTGAAATCAAGAAGCTCGCCAAGACCAAGAGTGAGACCTTCAGCTATATCTGCGGGGAGACCGTGACCTATGGAGAGGTTGTGCTCACCATGGTTGGTTTCGCAGCTGTGATGGCTGTTGTCATGATTGGTGGTTTCATTTTCGGAGGGGAGATAGCGTGATGAAGAAAAGTAGAAACCGCAGAAGACGCACAGCAAAGCTGACAAGAAAGGACATCAGCAGATGCAAGTTCTTCGCTATTAAAGGCAGGCAGATGAACGCCTATAAGGTAGAAATCAAATTTTGGAGAGACAACAACGTTGTCGCATCAGTTGTTTTCATCGATGATGCTCCAAACAAGCAGACTATTATCCGATGGTATGATCATCGCTACTTTGCTCTTCGATATGGAGCTAAAGAGGCTGAGCCACTCAATATGACTTTGGCCAAGTGGAAAACCATAAACAACGATTAGGCATGAAAGAAAATAATTCAACCAACCTGCACATGACAGCAGATGTCTGGAATGCGCTAGTAGATATGATGAACGTTGACCAGCTGGACAACTTCATCGAGACTCTTGAGTTTGCTCAAGACAAGTTTATCTCAAACGAGGTAATAACCAATGCCGTGGATGATTTTGGCGGTGCCGGACAGGTTCTTCTGATGCTCAATGCATTCAAGCGCATGGAGAACCTCTTCAAGACCATCAACAAGGCTCTGAAGGCGAAAGGAGGTGTGGCATGAAAGAGCGCAAGCACATCATAGGCTTCGGCACATACCAAGCCCCTCCACCAGAGCCAGACAAGGAGACTGAGGATAATCTAGTGGAGCAAGCCCTAGATCAATATCTCATCGACTACAAGCCATACGACCCAGACGATGAGGTTGATCCACAAGAGTTCAAGACCTCACGAGAGATACAAGAGGCACTCTCCGATATGGTGACAATCTCTATCTCTACCATCACAAAGTACATGAACTCGCATGGCTATGACATGGTAAATGTCGAGGGCGGCGGTCTCACCTGGCACCTGCAGCGAGATGCCCCCTTCTAAAAAACAAGATCATTTTTTTCATTTTTAGTAAACAATAAAACGACGGATGGGGCCTTAGGCACATGGCATGGCAGCTCTATCCCCCAGTACCCGGTAGTCGCAAGACTATCGGGTATTTTTATTTTCCTCCTTTTCTTCCTAACTTTGCAGTGTTTTAATGAGACAACAATATGATCACTGCAACAAAACCAACTTCGCCATTGTTTACATCGTCGCTCGATACCTTTACATTTAAGATATCGGGCGACACCGCTACCGTCACCATCAAGTGCAACGGCATGGAGCTGCTCAGCGAGACCTACTACCCAGTCTCTGGCTCCATCACCATCTACGACCTCGGCACACTCATCGCCGATGCCGTGCGACCTACAGTGACAGCTTCCTTCACCATCGACATCACAGAGCACCAGGGCGAGAGCGATATCGCCACATGGTCGAGCGGTGCCATCATCGCCTACTACGCCACCGTTGACATCGACATGTCGTGCTCATCATTCATAGACCGATACTTCCTCACCCTCCTCGATGGCACCAAGCTCACTCGACTGGGGCATCGTGAATATCTCCATGCCGCTGGCATCAACAGCTCCACCCCTACCGTGGTGGCACAGTTCTTCAAAGACAACCAGGTCACCACCGTTCAGGTTCCATCCTCAGCCACACCTACCCACACCGCCAACGGCATCACCTCATTCGATGTCTCACCAGACCGATACTGCGACGCATCAGAGGGCTACCTCTTCGCCTACACCGTCACCGTGGGCGACCGCACCCAGCAATATCAGATTGACCACACAGGCTCCATTGCCGACCCAGTGCTCCTCTTCACCAACAGCTTCGGCTGCCAAGAGATTTTCTATTGCCTGGGCAAGAAGAAAATCGCACCGATTTTCGAGCGCAAGAGTGCCGTCATCGGGGGCAAAAAGATAAATTACCAAGTCAAAGAGACACGCACTTTCGAGGGCGACACGGGCATCATCCCACCATCCATGGCACACTTCGCCGAAGACCTGCTGCGCTCCGATGAGGTTTACCTGTTCCGTGACTATGCCCAGGATAAGCAAATCACCCTCACAGACTCCAAGAGCGAGCGCACCAACGAGGCTGACGACCTCGCTGAGTTCACCTTCTCATACCAGTACTCTCAGCGCATCCAGAATGTCGTGTTCAAAAACATCGACACCTCGTCAGGCAAGATCTTCGATGCCTCCTTCGATGACACGTTCAATTAAACAAAACTCCTTCAGATATGGCAAAAAACACAGACAACAAGACCGCCAAGGCCATCCACATCAACGAGCTGCGCCGTGCCCTCGACATCTCGCGCATCGACCGCACGCCCGTGGACCTGGACTGCTGGAAGGCAGCCGATGGTTCCATCATCCAGTACCGGGGCTGGCTGGTGAAGAGCAGTTCCTGGCAGCAGGGAACCCACAACCTCTACAATCCGGTGAATCACCAGATACGCAAGGTGAGGGATATCTTCATCTTCAGATACAATGACCATCCAATATACTTATAATAATTATGGCAAGCAACAACAACAGCAACAACATAGACATCACCTATGCCACCATGGGCGAGGTGATGGATTATCAGACATCATCGCCCACGAGCGGTTTCACGGAGTCGTCCACAGTCTTCGATGATGATGGTACCACGCCTCTCGTCAGCGTGGAAGTCGGGGGAAAGGAATATACCTATGTACCCTTCGGCTACGAGAACCAGCTGCCCTACGAGCTGATCAGCAACATAGGCAGGAGCAGCGTGATGGCTCAGAACAAACTCTTCAACGTGCTCACCTGCTACGGCATGGGCTTCCAGTATAACGACATCGAGACCAAGCTTCCGAGCAAGGACCGGGAAGTGAACCTCTTCAGGATGCACAACTCGATGAGCCGCTTCTTCCTGGAACAGATTACCGACATGAAGTATTTCTTCTTCTGCGTATCTGCCATCGTGCTCAACAAGAAGGGCGACAAGATTGTGGCGGTAAGACACAAGGAGGCGTGCTACTGCCGGTTTACCAAGAGCGTGAACGGACGCTCGGAATATGTGCTCTATGCCAACTGGAGAAATGCCACCGTGCCAGCCAACATAGAGGTGCTGCCACTGCTCGACGAGCTGGATCCGCTGGGCGACCTGCAGAAGCGCATGGGGCTGGACGGCCAGAACGGCAAGGTGAAGGCAAGACAGTCGGGGCAACCGGGATGCAAGGACAGGGTCTTTGCCATCGTTACCCGCTTCCCTACCCCGGGCTGCCAGTACTATCCCGTGCCCTACTACTCCGCCATCTTCCGGGACAAATGGTATGACATCTCCCGTCTCATCGCCATCGGCAAGATGGCGAAGCTGAAGAACCACGCCACCATCCCCTACCTGGTAGAGATACACAACGACTACTGGCGCGGCATCTTCAAGGAGGAGCACATCACCAGTACGGAGGAACAGAAGAAGCGCAAGCTTGCCGAAAAGGAGAAGATACGCGACTTCATCTCGGGCATAGAGAACAGCGGCAAGCTCTGGATAGCGGGCTACTATACCACGCCCGACGGCAAGGAGGTGAAGATGGTGCGCATCACCCGCATCGATACCTCGAAGGACGGAGGCGACTACAGCGATGATATCGCCGAGAGCAACAACATGCAGTGCTATGCCGACAATATCCACCCTAACCTGGTGGGCGCCACTCCCGGCAAGAGTCAGAGCAACAATTCGGGTTCCGACAAGCGCGAGCTCTTCACGCTGAAGCAGAGCATAGAGAAGGCATTCCACGACCTGATGGAGACGGTTCACTGGGTGATCATCTACTTCAACCACTGGGAGGAGAAGGTTTATCCGGATGTGCCGCTCATCATGCTCACCACGCTCGATGAGAACAAGGATGCCAAGAAAGTGTCTAACAATCCAAATTCAAAGACAGATGATTAATATTACCGCAGAACAGTTTGAGCAGCTCCTTCCATTCGTGGGGGCTGCCACGGAAGACGTCTTCACGAAGGCTCTGCCATCGATGGAGAACGTTTACTTCGACCTCGTGGCCACCGTCATCGGTTCCGACTTCGAGGATGCCGCCTGTGCTGAAGGCAGCGCTTTACTGGGCAATGTCCGCTCATACGTCATCCTGAAGGCATTCATCCTGCGTCTCCGTTCCAACGATCTCATCATGACCGACAACGGTTTCGGTATCGTTTCCAACGAAAACATATCGCCTGCATCCCAAGCCAGGGTGGATGCCCTGCTCAGGGAGCTGACCTACAAGCAGGACCAGCAGCTGCACGGCGTGCTGAACCGCCTGCGTACGGTGGAAGGCTGGAGCGAGACGGTGCAGGCGTGCAACAACATCGCCTCTTTCTTCTGGTCGCCATTGACGTTGAGGGCTTACTCGAGTGTACGGGGGTTCGTTACCTTCGACGACCTGGCAGCTCACCGCAACGAGATTGGAATGGCAGAACTGGTGCTGCGCAAACAGTTCTCCGACTCGCTCATCGAGCAGCTGCTTGAGGAAGAGCGCAAGGCACAATATGAGCCATTCCATCGGCACGCCATCGTGAAAATGTGCCATTTCATCGGTGCTCACATTTCTACAAAAGAGGCTCCTGCCGACCCTCGATACAAGGATCTTGCCTATGCTGCAGCAGCCAACTTCATAGAAGAGAACCTCGATAAATTCCCAAAATACAAGGATTCACCGGCCTACAAGGCCAATCACATGCAAGCGTATGAGAACAAAGCTGACGACCCGACCTTCTTCTTTGCAGGATGACGGAACACTGAACCTTCACGTTCCCCACTCCTGGAGTGAACTGACACAGGACCAGCTGCGCTATGTGCTCATCCTGCTCACCCAGGGATGGGAGGAGTGGCACGTAAGAACCTACCTTTTCGCCCGGTTTGCCGGCATCAGGGTGCTCAACGAGAAGAAGGACGGCTGGCTCTGCGAAACCAAGACGGAGAAGGGCGGAAAGGTGAGATTCTTCCTGGAGCTGTGGCAGGTGCAGAGCTTCTGCGAGGCATTCGACTTCGTGTTTGAAGATACCGGGGCTGAAAACAGGCTCGATTCCATCGGACTCTACAAGGCGGCAGACCTGGAGCTCTACGATTACCCGTTCGAGTATTACATCTGTGCGGACAACTACTTCCAGCAGTATCTGCAGTCGGACAAGACGAGCGATGAGCCGCTGAAGGAACTGGCACGATATCTCTATCTGGACAATGAGGGCAACCAGGCAGCGCACATCAAGTGCTCTACCTATGAGCTGATGGGTGTGTTCCTCTGGTTTATGTGGATAAAGCACAACTTTTCCACAAAGTTCCCCCATCTCTTCAAGCCTGCAGCTGAAGGAGGCGAAGGAGAAAATGACATGGAGGCATCGATGAATGCACAGATCCGGGCACTCACGGGCGGGGATATCACCAAGGAGGAGACTATCAGGAAAGCCAATGTGTGGCGGGCACTCACCGAACTGGATGCCAAGGCACGCGAGGCTGAAGAACTGAACAAAAGACTGAAAAAATCATGATTAAGACAGAAATCAATACCCCATCGGTACAGGTAGGCTTCGATGCCTTCTCTTACTTCAGAGATCTGGCAAAGCGCAATAAACTCTGCAGTAATCTCGGTTTCATGCCTACCACCTGCTCCAGTCCGACGGCATTTGAGGGTATGCTGAGCAATATGTCGAAGAGCAGAAATTTCATCGTTATAGATGATACCAACGACGGTAACGTAGCCATCAATGGTGACGGCAGCTTCCGTAAGGTAGTTACCTATACGGTATGGATCCTGATGCGATATAAACTGAACGACATGAACGACCGACAGGAAAAGCTCAATACCTGCAGAAAGATATTCCGGCAGTTTCTGAGCAGGATCATCATCGATAAGATGAAATGGGAAAACGACTTCACTTATCTGCTGAGCGACCAGGTGGACAATCGGGAGATAGGTGCTTATTTCATTAACGGGCTTACTGGCGTGGAATTCCATATCGACGTTAGCGAGCCGCTAGACCTGGTATACAACAATGAAGAATGGAATGAATAACGTCAAGACTCCCGTCTCTCAGGAAGATATCTATGCTTATGAGCGTGGATGGGCAGAAGAGATGGTGAAAATCTGGAAGGAGAAAATCATGCACTACCGCATCCGCCATACGGGTGCTCTCTTCAACAGCGTGCAGGCTACTTCCTTCGGAGGTTCCAGCCGCACGATTGCCCATAAGTTCCTGCTCTATGGTCTCTACCAAGAGACGGGCACTGGCAATGGCTATTACCATGGCAACCCAGGTGACCTAGAGTTCCTCGACCCAGAATATCGTGCCAAGCACCATCTGGGTGAGCCACGCCAACGCCGCCCATGGTTCAACCGCAAATACTATGCGTCCATCATGAAGCTCAACGATATGGAGGGCTATTTCTATGGCGAGGAGTACAAGGGATTGATGGCTGACCTCTTCAAGCAGATGTTCGGCACACCCTTATAACGTATTTTTAATTTGCACCATTCCTTCGTAACTTTGCAAAAAAATAAACAAATACGATGGCAGATAAAATAAATACAGAGATACTGCAGAGGGCGTTCGAGTCCATCAGAGACGAGCGTGCCAAGGGTGCCAATACAGCGAGGCGCATTGGCGATGCCTTCCTCTCCCTCCTAGCCTATGCCTCACAAGACAATGGTGCATACCTCTCTCGTGAGCATGACGATGCCGCCATGGGACTTATCACCTTCCTAAAGGGGCTTGTCTCCGAGGGGGTGGCTCACCTCAACCAAGGTGCACAGTTTGGTGGTTTTGTCTCTGGCATGGCCACAGGCAAGGGCGCAGCCATCGACGGCGATGGCAATGCTGAGGTCGAGAGCATCAAGGTGCGCTCATACATGCAGGTGCTTGAGCTGATAGTCAACAGACTCTCAGCCTTCGAGGGTGACCAGTTCTTCACCGAGAGCGACACCATCGAGCAGGTCGATGACCTAGGCTCAGGTTGCTACGGTCTCCACCTCCGCTCCAAATACCAGGGCTATTTCACCGCACAGCACGTTAACAACGTCATCAAGGGCATGGTCAACAACCTAGCCACAGCCACCACCTCGTCCACATCTGCCAGCTATTACACCTCATGGATGCGCATCAACAGCGTCAATGCCGTCCAAAACTACATCGAGGTCACCCTATACCCCGACACCGAGGTGCCAGGCGGACAAAACTTTCCGCCGTGCGAACTCATGAACATCGCCCGATTCGGCAACCAGACAGACGAGACCCTGCAGAGCTGCTTCTATGTCTCCTCCACCGAGGGGCGCATCGTCAAGCTCACAGGTGTCACCAAGCCCATACTGGATGATTACAACTACGGCATGGTCTTCGGCACAGTCCCCGAGTGGGTACAGTCCCTCAACCTTCCACTCGTCAAGGGCAGAGACTACCTATATGCCGCTGGCATCATCACACAAGACATCATACAGATAGACTACCATGGCAAGCCCATCGTCACCTACGTTGACAGAGGCCCATGGAGCGAGACCGCCGACTATTACAGCGCATCCCTCAATGAGGATACCCAAAAATACGAGACCTCCGATGTCTGGTACACCGGCTGCAAGTGGAGATGCCAGAAGACAGGCACACACACCGCCCCACGGTGGAACAACACCGACTGGGCGATGATCGAGGGCAACCCCAACTTCACCATCGACTTCATCGAGGCTGAGACCGTCTATGATTACGACAACTTCCGTGCGCCCCTCACCATCGTGGCATATCTCTACGGTCAAGACATCACCGCCGACATACTCGACAACGATGTCGCCTGGACACGCTACACTGAGAATTCCAGGGGCGAGCAGCGCGTCTCCTCCGACAACATCTGGTCACTCAACCGAGGCGGAGCAGGCAAGGCCATCGTCCTCACCCAAGACGACCTATCAGTCGACAGCGACGGCATCCCCAAGGTCATCCGCTTCACAGCCACCGTCACCCTGCGTGACGGCATGGGCGATGAGGTGGCTCAAGACGCCGCCTCATTCGAGTACGCCGTCTAAATTCAACACTCAACATTCAACATTCAACACTCATAAATATGAAGACTCGCAGATTAGACTTCAAGTTCACACCGCTCCAACTCAGCGTCTCCATGACGCTAGAGGGCAGCGTGCCCAACGAGCAGACCTATGATGCCGACAGTGGCGAATACGCACCAGACTATTCCCTCACACCTGCCGTCATCAAGCCTACCGTGGGCATCATAGACAGAGACGGCATATTGCAGAGCGGCTGCGTCAACAGCCAGCTCACAGATGTCTCCTGGTGCCGTGTCGTCGATGGTGTCGAGCAGACTACCCTCGTCAACGCCACCAACCAGCAGGTCATCACCTTCTCGGGCGATGACACAGGCAAGATCCTCTGGTATCAGAATGCACAGCCACAAAAGCCCATCACCTTGCGCTTCAAGGCCAAGTTCCTCGACATACGCACAGGCGAGGTACGCAATATCACCCAAGACTTCCCGTTCACCTGCCGCAATGCCACCCTATACAAGCCAGTCCTCTTGCTCTCATGCGGTGACCGCTTTTACAACCCCCTGAGAGACGAGAGCCTAGCCACCGTCACAGCCTCCCTCAGACTGGGCACAGAGGAGTGCGCCAAGGCCAAGCGCAAGTTCGCCTGGCAGATGCTGCGCAACACAGGCTACTACACAGACATCACAGATGACGACCTAGAGGTCAGCGTCTCAGCCGATGGCGACTCCATCACCATAGACCAGTCGCTCATGGGCGAGAGGTGCAGCCTCCGCTGCCGTGCCCGATACAGTGCCACAGGCAACCCATCGGCCGTGGCACTCACCGATGCCAGCCCTACCAAGGTCATCACCTTCGCCCGACGCATACCGTCATTCGACTATGACTACATGGGCGTGACTGACAACCTGCCGCCAGGCACCACCTCCATACAGCCAGAGGCATACATCTACGACAATGCCGGCAAGATACCCGATGCCGAGCGCAATCTCTTGCCACTCTGGTACATGGGTGCCAACCTCTCCGCCACCAAGATAGACTATCGTCTCAAGGGTCACGGCATGCAGCCCACCATCAAGACCGACCTCGTCGACCCAAGCCGAGGCGCAGTCATGGCGCTCGATGTCAAGATACTAGACCCGCTCGCCCTGGCAGCCGATGCCGACGGCAAGGTCTTCACAGATGCCGACGGCACCCCATTCGTCTGGCACTAAATAATTCAACACTCAACATTCAACATTCAACATTCAACATTAAAAAGATATGGAAAGATACATCAAAGCCAACCGCCTCGTGGTGGAGCACCTCCACCTACAGGGCGACCGCACAGAGCTTCAGGATGGCAACTTCCTCCTCTGGCTCCAAGACCTCATGGTCTTCGGTCCACTCTTCAACCTGGCAGCCATCTGCTCAAAGATCGGAGCCATCGCCCTCACAGGCCAAGAGGCGCGACAGGAGCAGGAGGGCACTTCATGCCAGCAGCTGCCAGTGGCCACTGACCAGAGATTCGTCATCAGTTCAACCAATAAGTCAGAGGAGGGTGAGTCATGAGTGGAGCCAGCAAGAGCGTCAGCATCAAGTTCATCAGCCGTGTCGGCACATACATGGCTATGATACAGTCACCAAACGGAGACCTATACCAGGAGTATCAGCGCAACGGAGACAAGGTCACCGTCATGCCAGACTTCTCAAAGACCAAGCCGCTACTCAACTTCGTCTGCACATCATCCCGAGTGGCTGAGGGGGTCTCCACGCCAGTCAGCATGCGCTACTACTTCAACGGCGTTGAGATCACCTTCGACTCCGCAGGCAAGTCCAGCGGACTCTTCACAGGCCTCTTCGAGAGAGTCGTGCCGTCAGCCTCACAGCTCTATTACGGTCTCCGCATCGTCGGCAACCTCGTCCAAGCCTCTGGCTATGCCCCCATCGTCATCAAGATGGTGGGCAAGATCTCAGCCAAGGCGCAGAGCGCAGAGGTCACAGACGACATCCAGGCAGACTACACCATCCCAGTCGGTCCATACACGGGCACGGCATACCGTGTCACCATAGCCGCGGGCGATGCCAAGAGCTTCACCCTCAGCAGCCCAGATGACAGCTGCGTCCTCGTTGCCAAGGCTCTGCAGGGCAATGACGAGATTACCTCCACCCTCTATTACAAGTGGTACAAGGCAATCAGCTCAGACACAGGCTGGCAGCTCATCAGCGATGCCACCACCGCCAAGCTCACCGTCAAGGCCGCTGATGTCACCTGCACACGTGACTACAAGGGCGAGGTCTACAGCGACAAGTCCATGGCGGCAGACAAGCTCATCGGCTACGACTTCGTCACCGTCATGGATGCCTCCGACCCATACGACATAGACCCATGTCCGAGTCCACTAGACATCACCATCGAGGAGGACACCAGCGGCAACGGCTCCGTCACATTCACCCCAAAGCTCGTGGTCCGAGGCAAGTCGCAGACCATAGACACCAAGTTCTACTTCACACTCAAGTCGCCGGCAGGCGTGGTGCTCAACACCGATGCCGCACGCAAGCCGACCGTGCAGCTCTCATCCTTCAACGTCACCAGAGACGACTGTCTCCATGGCGGAGGCACAGACATATCATTAACCATAGAGTCAGTCAAGTGATCATGGCAGTCAAGACATTACTCATACATTTCCTCAAGCTCGGTGTTGGCATAGCCAGCACCGAGATGGAGTATGCCGACTCCACCAGCTGCGATACTCCTCCAACAACAGGGTGGCAGACCACTCCACCACAGTGGCAAGATGGTCACTACATCTGGACACGCACACACATCACGTATACCAATGGCAAGGAGACATATACCTCTCCAGTCTGCACGACAGGCAGTCAGGGGCAGCAGGGTGAGCGTGGTGCCGTCCTCCGTGGTCCGCAGCTCTGGTCAGACTGCGGCGTGGGCTATTGCTTCGAGGCTGGAGAGACTGGCAAGGAGTGGAAGGATACCGTCATCTACAACGACAACACCTACTCCTGCGTCAAGAGCCACGTCAAGACAGCCGACAACTACCCCGGCAGCGCAGATGACATCAACAACGGCTACTGGCGAGTCGGCAGCCCCATCGAGCTGATTGTCGCCAACATAATCATGTCACGCTACCAGCTCGTCAAAAACCTCGGGGTCGAGACCATTGAGATGAAGGATGCCGATGGCAACATCGTCTTCCGAGCCAAGGATGGTGAGGTGTTGGCCAACAAGGGCACATTCAACAATATCGTGTGCGACCATGGCGAGTTCACCAATGCAGTTGTCACAGGTGACCTCAACCTGAGCACACTTCGTTATCTAGCCAACAGGGGCGGCAATATGGGCGCAGCCGTCATGGCCAAGGCTTTCAACATGGGATACGGTCCTTTCATCTTGCCACACCTCAATGACAACGAGTGCATGAGAGTGGTCTTCTATAATCCAGTGATAACAAGAAGTTCACTGCCAGCCAAGGTCTCATGCCAAGGCAGCAATGATGTGTTGAAGCCAGCTTCTAACATATACATCTCAACCTCATATCGTCAGATAGAAGTCTCCGGGTGGTGCGAGATGATCGGCTCAAACTTGACAAGTGGCAAAACCACATGGATATATAACAATATCGTGCAATCTTAAGATTAATTCATTATGATAGACAAAAAAACTTTCGACAAGGCTCATGACGTTAACACCGTCAACAGCAACCAGTCATTCCTCATGACTGACCAAAAAGGCAACGTCACCAAGATACCGTTGTCCGCCCTCAAGGCTGACCTCAGCCTGGGCAGCCACACATGGTGCGGCAGAGTGTGGAATACAGCCAACGCCACCCCCAAGGCGGCCATGGTGGTCGGCGACCTCGATGTCCTCCGTGAGCTGCCGCTCACCCTAGGTCTCGGCGCTTACCTCGTCAAGAATGACCACAGCCGCCGCAAGCTCGATGCCACAGACCATTACAAGTATGCCACGGGCGAAGCCGCCAAGCTAGACGGTTCACAGGGCCACTACCAGTGGGGATGGGGCAGAGAGTTCTACTTCGTCACCAAGGATGTCGGTGGCCTCCATTACGAGATGATCGGTCTCAAGCCTATCCCTGGCGAGTACAACTACAAGATCCCTATCGGCTCCATCTCCGCCTCAGGCTTCGCCACCATCGAGCGCAGCACAGGCAGACTCGTCAGCTTCATCAACACAGGCTCTGACTACCGAGGAGGCAACAACGATGCCTCCCTTGACGGCACCAACCGCACCCTCTGCGGCAAGCCGGCAAGCTCGCAGACCACAGAATACTTCCGTGCCGCCGCACGCAAGAATGGCAAGGGGTGGCTCTGCACCACCATGCGACACACCACCATCATCGCCGCACTCATAGGGGTCATCATGGGCACACACTACGATCAAGATGCCGTCAAAACCGCCAAAGACTCCAACGGTCTCTACCAGGGCGGTCTCGGTGCAGGCACCTCAAACTTCAACTGGGATACCTGGGGCACTTACAACTCCTACCGCCCATTCCTCCCCATGTCCGCAGGCATCGAGCTGGGCGACAGCGTGGGCGAGACTACCTACGCAGTCAAAAATGACGCTGGCACCACGGTCTACACAGCCAAGGTCTCCAGCTTCTTCGGTCTCAAGCACGCACAGGGCGGCTACCTCTGGCGCATGATGGATGACGAGCAGGTGCGCATCAACTCCGATACCACAGCCACACACCTCGTCGCACCATCCATCTACGGCTCATGGACCATCGGCTCAGCCACGGGCATGAAGGCTTACAGCACATCTCCTGCCACAGGCGAGGGCTACATCACCCGACTCTCCATGGAGCATTTGGAGAATTTCGCCACGGCCGTCGGAGGCAGCGAGACCACATACTGGACTAGCTATTTCTGGAATACTTCCAAAGCTACGAGCGGTTTCCGTCTCTGCCTGCGTGGGTGTAGCGCTAGCTATGGCGGTCAATGCGGTTCTTCGGCTCTCGACGTTAGCTCTGATGTCTCGAGTGCCAGCGGTCGCTTCGGCGCCGCCCTCTGCGAAGCAGCATCCGAGTGGTCTGTGGAGCCAGAGTATTACGCAGCTGCCTAAAGTCTGCAAAAGCTTGCTGGGTGTCCAAAAGTTTGCTAGGTGTGCATCAGCATACAGGGCAACCGCGGCGTAGCCGCAAGCACCCAGCGAGCGCAGCTCGCACCCTCAGATACCGCCTTTGGCGGTCGGCGACCAAAATTTTTAGCCCATATTGGCAAAAAAACGCTCTTTGACTTCTTTCCATCCGATTTTTTTATTAACTTTGCAGTGGTTTTCTAACCAGGGTGTGACCCTTGGTGCTGGTTTCCGTCTCTGCCTGCGTGGGTGTAACGCTAACAATGGCGGTCAATGCGGTTCTTCGACTCTCAACGTTAACAATGATGTCTCGAATGCCAACGGTAACATCGGCGCCGCCCTCAACTTAAACACTAGAGACTCTCTTATACAGGGCTATCGTTTGCTACCCTGTTCGAGATAATAGGGTCAGTCCTCGCCCCATGGCGATACATACACACACCAAGATTAGCTGGTAGATGATGACAATAAGGTCATCCGGTCGAAGGTTATGAACATTAAAAAAGCAGACACCATTTTTCCAGTGCAGGCTATCTGCACAGATACACAGTTTACACAGATTATTACACAGACTTAACACCGCAAGAGTTATGAGAAGGTTTGGCCATATCTCGCCACAGGTCGAGACACTCGACAACTTCAGACGTGCATTCTACGACTATGCACGCCAGAAGATGCATCGCCAGTCGGTGCAGCAGTTCGAGGCAAACCTAGACCATAACCTAGACCGCATGCTCGGGGCATACCAGTCAGAGTCCTGGCACACATCACCCTATGTGGCAAAAGACATCGACTATCCCAAGCATCGACAGGTCAACAAGCTGCCAGTGATCGACCACGTGATGCAGCATGCCGCCCTCGCACCTGTCGAGGCAGACCTGCGCCGCACCATCCATGGTCACAGCCCAGCTGGCACCAAGGGCAAGGGCACACATTATTTCTATCAGCTTGTGAAGCGAGACATTTTCTCCTCGCCACAAGCCGAGACCTTCTATTGCCTGCCCATGGATATCCACCACTATTTTCAGTATATCGACCACAACCTGCTTAAGGCAGAGTACCGCCGCAAGATCAAAGACCGCAAGCTCCTCGCCTTCATCGACGAGGTGGTGGATAGCTTCAATCCCGGCATCGTGCTCGGTGTCAAGCTAGCCCAGCTCTTGGGGCAGCTCTTCCTCGCTCGTTTCGACTACCTCGCCATCCGCTGCTTCGACATCCTCCAAGATGCCGACCGCTTCCGCTATTGGCAGGCTCGCTACGTCAGCGAAATGCTCGTTACATGCCGCACACCTGAGCAAGCTAGACTGCTAAGTGGGGGGGTGAAATTCCTCAATGACCGCTTCGAGCGGTTCTGCCAACAGGGGCTCAGCCATTATTATCGCTTCATGGACAACATCTACATCCTCCACGAGGATAAGGTGTTCCTCCGCCTCATGGCAGAGCTCTCCGTCATGCACCTCGCCAGAGACTGGCATCTCTCTATCAACAAGTCATGGGGTGTCCATCGCACTTGCGATGGCATCGACTTCTGCGGTCAGATCATCTACGCTGACCACGCCCTCTTGCGCAAGAGATTCAAGCATGATCTCTGCGCACAGGTGGCAAAACTCCGCAAGCAAGGTTACTCAGAGCGTCAGATCCAGCTCAAGGCAGCATCACGCCTAGGGCTGGGCATACACGCCAACACAAAAAATCTATATAAGAAAATCGGTATGGAAAGATTTGGTAAACTCGTAAAGGCACGCCGTGCGCGCGTCCCTTTCGAGGGAATGGAGAAATCACAGCAGCAGTCCATCGAGGACATCATCTGCAGTGAGGGTCAGGATGAGAACAAGTTCCTCATCCAAGTCATAGATTACAAGGTCGATGACTCGGTCATTGAGAAGGAGACCGTGCAGGTCGAGGAGACTGCCGCAGACGGCAGCACCCACCTCGTCACCAAGGAGGTGCCCAAGAAGCGCCTCACCCTGCGCTATCGCATCATCGACCACATCGAGGGCACCACAGAGGTCTGGCAAACCACCGACCACTACCTCTATACAGGCTCCAAGATCCTGATAGACCAAGCCCTCAACGACTTCTGTCGTGACGAGCTACCATTCTCAACCGTTGTCAAGGAGCTTCACAACAAGTTCAAAAAGAAGTTCTATAAATTCACATAAACGGTTATGAAAAAGATTTATCCAGCTCGCAAGAGCTTCGTCAAATATGACGATGATCACTTCTTGCTCTACCTCGGTGAGCAAAAAATAGAAGACTATCACCCGGAGACAAACACTCCAGGTTCTTCTTCAGACGACAAGTCCAAGGCAGCGGACAAGGGCATCACCGCCTTCAGCTACGAGGGCACAGAGCCAGACGGCTCCACCAAGATTGCAGCCCAGTCAGCAACCTACGATGACTTTGCCGCAGGTTTGGTTCGCACCAAATACAGCCAAAACCAGGTCGAGGCCATCCTGTGCAACCATGGCGATGGCAATGAGGAGCACCAAAAGGAGTATGACACCTTCCAGGCTTGGCGCATCCAAGCCAAGGAGATGGCTCATGAGGTGCTTGAGAGAGCGGTCTAATTGATAAATACCCGATAGCGAGGTGGCTATCGGGTATTTTTATTTTTCCACCTACCTAATTACCTTTGCATAATAAAAAGCAAAAATATCATGCAGAGAAATACTAAAGAATGGATACAATACGGCTCAGCCATCGTGGTGCTCACCTCTGGCATCGTACTGGCATACGTCAGCTATTTCACATCACAGATGCGAGATGTCACTGACAACGTGCTCTGGTACTTTGCTCAGACACTCATGTATGCTGGCTCCATCTTTGGCGTGGCTATCGCCATCGATGCCAAGTTCGAGAATATCAAAAACAAATTTTTTAATCATAAAAACAATGAGACAGATTAAACGCATTTTCGTTCACTGCACAGCAGGTTCACAGCGTCAGACCATCGATGACCTCAAGGCTGAGTTCCACCGAAAAGGCTGGTCCAATCCTGGTTATCATTATGTCATCGACACCAATGGTGGTGTCCACCAACTCCTCGCCATCGAGCATGTCAGCAATGGTGTCCAGGGCTACAACTCCACCGCCATCAACGTGGCCTATATCGGTGGCATCGATGCCGACGGCAAACCTATCGATAACCGCACACCAGCGCAAAAAGACGCTCTTGTGCTCCTACTCCACAAGCTCAAACAAAAGTTCCCAACGGCTCAGATCATGGGCCACCGTGACATCTGGGGCACAGACAAGTCCAACTGGCGCAAAATGTGCCCATGCTTCAACGCTATCCAAGAATATAAAGACATCGCATAAATTATGAAATCTCCAAAGACCATCATTTCACTCCTGGCAATCATGCTCATCACGACCATGGTTGCCTTCATCAGTTCGGCTAACAAAAACGAGGCTCTGCAGAGAGAACTCGACCGCATGACGCAAAATGTGGCAAACGTCAACTATGACATTCAGTATGACAAAGTCCAAGACTCCCTGCCTGTGGCTCAAAACAATGCACTGCAGGTGAAATATGACGAGCTTCAAAAACTCCACCTCACCGACGCCCAGCTCATCAAAGACCTCAAGGTTCGACTCAAAGATGCACAGACCATCCATACAGTCTCATCTGCCACGACCGACACAGTGCCCATCTCACCAGTCCCAGAGACTGCCGATTCCGTCTTCTCATACAGAGACCGATGGCTACAGCTTCACATCGACATCCCTGCCAGACAATGCCAATATACCGCCTACGATAGCCTCACGACCATCGTCAGCCGCACCTACAAGCACAAGTTTCTGTGGTGGCGCTGGGGGACAAAAGGCTATAAGGTTCAAATCGTCAACTTCAACCCTCATTCCAGGATTAACTACTCGAGATACATAGATGTAGTTAAATAACAAGGTTAAAGCAAAGATTTAACATAAAAAACTTGCATATTCTGATTTTTATTATTATATTTGCAACAAAGATAATGACAAACTTTAGAATTATGGTAGGTATATTGATATTCTCAGCTATTGCAGCTTTCATCACTCTAGGTGTTGGCCATACTCTTAACAGGATGGGGAAGCATGTTTCTTCTTATCCTCACAAGGGTATGGAAGATGAGCCAAAGCTTACTATACAAGATATGTATAGCCCAAACAATAACTTGTCTTTATTCTTCAAGGACGGCAATTCATATTCAGTATTGGTATCAAATCATTGTATAGATAAAGAAGAATTTGTGTTTGCTGACAATACAATTAACTTAAGGAATAAAGTTGCAAGAGTTCTCAGAAATTATGCAGCTCTTGAAAAATCCCAAAATAAAGACAGCGTAATACTTTAATATATACACAGCCATCGAATACAGTTGCATTCGATGGCTTTTTTATGGTATTTTTATAGCTTTTCAGCTATTCTTACCTTTGCAGAAAACTATAATAAATATCATTTATGGCAAACAGTACACAAACATTCATAGGCCGGGTTCTGCTTGATGACAAACAAGCAAAACAGACTATCGCATTGCTTGAAAAGCAGCTCGAACAAGTTAAGCAAAAAAAGACTGATGCATTCAAAAAAGGAGATGACACCAAGGCTTTCGATAAAGAGATAAATCGAATAAATGCTTCACTCAAGACATTGCGAACCAGCCAAGAGCAGGTGAATAGAACATTCAACAATCTTTCTTCTGCCTCATATAAAGAATTGTCTGTTGTAATGAAAACAGTACAAAAGCAGCTACGCTCAGGAGCTGTCGAGCGTAATTCTGAGGAATGGAAAAAGCTTCAGCAAAAGCTCAAAGAGGTTAAGCGAGAAATGAATGCCATCAATAGCGAGTCAAAAGAAACAACAAGTCTTTGGTCTCGTTTCGTTAACGTGCTCAATACCAACTGGGGAGCTGTATCGCAGATTATCGCTGCATACGCAGGACTCTCTATGACCATCCGAAAATGCGCCCAAGCCTATGCCGATATGGAGGAATCCATGGCAAACGTCCGCAAATATACAGGTCAGACCGATGAAGAGGTTCACCGGATGAACGAAGACTTCAAGCGAATGGACACCCGTACGGCTCGTGAGCAGCTCAATGAACTGGCTGGTTCTGCCGGTCGCCTGGGCATCACCAGCAAGGATATGATTGAAGAGTTTGTTGATGGAGCCGACAAGATTAACGTTGCGCTAGGCGATGACTTGGGAGAAGGAGCGGTCGACAAGATTGGCAAACTTGCTCAGATGTTCGGGGAAGATAAGACCAAAGGACTCCGTGGTGCAATGCTCGCCACTGGTTCTGCCGTCAATGAACTCGCCCAGAATTCATCAGCCAATGCCGGATATATAGTCGATTTCACCGCCGATCTTTCCGGTGTAGGCATCCAGGCAGGCATGACTCAAGCACAACTGATGGGTCTCGCTTCTGCACTCGATCAGAATATGCAGGAAGAGGCAACCTCTGCTACTGTGTTCTCTCAGCTTATAACCAAGATGTATCAGGAACCGGCTAAATTCGCAAAGATTGCCGGTGTAGAAGTCACGAAGTTCTCAAACTTGATGAAGACCAATGCAAATGAGGGATTGATGACATTCCTTTCTGCCATGAAGTCTAGAGGTGGGTTTGCTGAAATGGCTCCTATGTTTGAAGAGATGCAGCTGAATGGTACTCGTGCCGTTGGCGTTCTCTCTGCAGTAGCTTCACACCTGGACCAGGTAAGAACTGCCCAGGATCTCGCTACCCAGTCATACGCTTCAGGCACAAGTGTCATCAATGAGTTCAATGTCCAGAACAATACTGTGCAAGCCCAGCTGGATAAGGCAAAGAAACGTTTTGAAGACCTCACTGTAGAACTGGGTGAACAGCTCATCCCAGTAACCAGATATGCCATCTCTACCCTGAGCATAGGCATACATGTGTTATCAACATTGATAACTTTTACGTTCACCCACGTCAAACAGCTCACAATAATAGGTTCCACCATCGCTGTCTGCACGGCTCTTTGGTATAAGGAAACTATAGCCATCAAGCTAAAAGCAGCAGCTACTACATACGCAGCTGCCATAGACAAAGCATATATAGCTACAACAACCCTTCTGCGTGCTGCCATGGTAGCCCTGCAGGCTACATGGGCGTATTTAACAAAGGGCGTGCAAGGCTATATCGTTGTAATGAGGGCAGCCCGCTTAGCCAGTCTTACTAATCCATGGGCCGCACTCGCCACCGTTCTTACGGTGGTAGGAGTTGCGGTTTATGGAGCTGTTAAAGCCTTTACTTCGTATAATGAAGCTATGCGTAACAGCACACAAGAAGCAAAGAACAACAGGGCGGTTGCGGAAGCACAGGCAAGTCTCGCCAAGAAAGTATCTGATGCAACTCTTGATGAACGCAACAAAGTGGATATGCTTAACAAAGTTATCCATTCCAACGCCTACACCGTAGATGAGCGCAGGCAAGCTATCGCAGCCATGCAGAAACTGGTTCCGGAGTATCATGCTTCTATATCCAAGGAAGGAAAGCTGTATAATGACAACCAGATTGCAATCCAGAACTATATCAAAGAGCTGGAGAACGCGGCGATGGCAGAAGCTATATATGAGCGCAAGGTTGAAATCAACAAAAAGAAACTGGAGCTGAAACTTAAAGAAAGTAAAATACGCCACTCTCTTAAAGCAGTTGATGCCGAACGTAAGTCACATCCTGAACGATATGAAAGCGAAGCTGTTGCAGATGCATTTACCGGTCAGCTCATTGAACAGAATGATGCATTAAAGAGTAATGAGAAGCAGAAGAAGATTCATACACGGAGACTCAAGGAAAACCTGAGCCTGCAACAGCAACTCAATGCAGAAGAGTCCTATTATAACACAGAACTCAGGAAGAATGCAAATCTCCAGAAACTATATAAAAAGAAAGAAAAGAAGAGTCTCCAAGACGAAAGCACAGGAACGAACAGAACAACGGGCTCTACCGGTCATTACACAACAGAGAAGGAGCGTAAAGCAGCCGAAAAGGAGCAAAAGAAGCGTGAAGCTGCTGCACGTAAAGCAGAAATCAAGCGAAAGGCAGACCTCAAAAAAGAGCTGGATGATGCCAAGAAAAGTACCGAGGCTCAGCAGCTGGAAGCCACTACCCTCTACTCTACCGGTCAGATTCGCCTGGCAGAATACAACGACCGCATGGCGAAGATTAAGGAGCAGGGACTTCAGCAGCGCATGGACATCCTTCGCAAATACGGAGAGGCTGAGAGTGAGGAGTACAAGCGTCTGAATGCCCAGAAAGAGAAGATCTCTGCCGATTATGAGCGCAAGCAGACACAAGACCTTCAGGACCTGGAGTACGACCGGCAAGTGGCAGAACAGGCCATCACTGCCGAATATTACAATAAGGACTCCGACCTCTATCATAACGAGAGTGCTATCAATGAGGCGCTTTTTCAACTCGACCAGACGTTTCTCAAAGAGAAACAGGCACTCTATCTGAAGTCCTCTGACGAGTACTGGCAGATAGCCCGAGAGATTGAGCGCAGTGAGCAGCAGCACCAGTATGACCGCCAAAAGCAATACGATGACACGCTGATGCAGCTCAAGCAGGAGTATCTCACCCTCGGCAATGAACAGCAGATGCAGCTGGAGCTTGCAGGACTGGATGAGGTTCACAAGGCTGGTCTTGTAAGCGAAGAGGAGTATCAGCGCATGAAGATGGGCATCGCTAACAAGTATGCATCCTACAAGCCGGACGCCAAAGATCAGGCAAAAGACGATGCAACCACCGCTCTCGATACCGCCAAGAAGATGACTAGACAGACCGATGACCGTAGCGGTTCGCTCGGATCAGATAATCTCGCCACCATTGCGGGAGGCGCCATTGCTGCCATCCAGCAGCAGAAGATGGTTAATGATAATCTTCAGAAGCTTCGAGAAGAGGATAAGATCAGCGAACAGGCATACCAGGATGCCAAGAAACAGATGAATCAAGAGACCTATAAGAATATTGCAGCCATAGCAGGTGCAGCCTTCAGTAGTATCAGCAGTATGATGGGAGCAGCTTCAGCCTACTCTCAGGCATGTTCCGACCTGGAGGTAGCCAAGATTCAGGCGAACTACGACAAGCAGATTTCTGCTGCCGGCAATAACTCTGCCAAGAAGAAGCGACTCGAGGCGAAACGAGACAAGGAGATTTCTGCGGCAAAGACTAAAGCTAACAAGAAAGCGATGAAGATAGAGATTGCTCAAGCAGTCGCTTCTACCGCTATGTCGGCTATCAATGCCTACTCTTCAGCTGCAGCAATCCCTACAGTGGGCTACATCATCGCCCCTATAGCCGCCGGACTCGCTACTGCTGCCGGTATGCTTCAGATTGCCACAATAAAAAAACAGCATCAGGCAGAGGCAGCAGGATATTATGAGGGCGGTTTCACTGGTCCCGGTCATTGGAAGAAAGAAGCTGGCGTGGTTCATGCAGGCGAGTTCGTGGCGAATCATAACGCTGTGAATAATCCTCAGCTCCTTCCTGCCCTTCAGCTCATCGATGCAGCACAGCGCAATAATACCGTGGCATCGCTCACAGCCCAAGACGTAAGTCGTGCCATGGGAACTGGAAGCGCTGCCGTTGTTGCACCTGTTGTCAATGTTAATGCAGACAACGAACTGGTAGGTGCATCTCTCGATAACGTGAGTTCAACCATTGAAAGGCTCAATGAACAGCTCAATCTGGGCATCAAATCATACGTGGTCATTACGGGTCCAGATGGTTTCGACCGCAAATGGAGTCAATATCAGAAAATGAAATCAAACAAATAGTCTATGATTACATGTGTTATTAATGGTATGGCAGCCTATCCGGCTGCCAGCCAATCCATCAAGTTAACATACGCCAACCAGTACGTCACGGACGATGGAGAATATTCATACGACATTAACTTTCCGATGTCGATTATGGATAACCGTAGAGTTTTCCACAATGTTAGCCGCTTCGATGTATCTAAGGTTACCCAGAAGTTTAATGACTGCAAACTGTACGTGAGCGGTCGTTTGATTCTATCGGGTGTAGGAACCATCATCAGCGTAACGGAGGCTGAAATAAAACTGCAGATTGTGGGCGGAAAATCCCGCATCAAGTATAATGACAGGATGACCAAGCATTATATCGATGAAATCGCAACATTTGGCACAGCTGACAAACCCGGTTATACTGTCGACAAGGGCTGGTCTCAGGGATTTAAAAACCTTCAAAAGATCAATGACATCTATAGACTTGATGAAGATAAGTCGAAGTTCCTGGGAGTAGAAGGTAAATGGTGTTTCGTACCTGTACGGGACGAAACAAATGATATGATTGCTAATTTTGTTGGAGTGGATAAAACTAAGCAGTTCATCGGCTACAATGCGCCATTTGTCATGAACTTGGCTGTTCAGCCCAACCTGATGTACATATTTCGCAAGGTGGTGGAGTACGAAGGATATACGCTCAAGCGCAATGACTTTGACTGCAAACCATGGAATCTCCTGTATATTGCTTCAGCTTACAAGACCAGAGAACTCCGTAAAGCACTACCTCATTGGTCAAGCTATAACTTTATAGAGGAATTCCGCAAGCTGTTCAATGCCACCATCGTCTTTGATGATATCAGGAAGACCTGCTCTGTTATCAATGCATCAGAACTGACAACCGCAGATTCTGTAGAGATCGAGCCTTTGGATGAATACACTACGGATTACGATGAAGATGGATCCTTCTCCACGTCATCTACAGCAAATCTGGAGTATAATCTGGGTGATTCTGCAAACAGAGATAAATATGAAGTTATTTCAAAAAAAGTCTTCGAGAATTTTAAAATAGTCCATAGTACAGGTACCTGGGACCCGCAAAATCAGTTCAAAGGGACAACACTGTCATGGTCTGAAAAACAAAAAAGACAGACTATCATTGAGTGTAATGGTAGTTACTACATATATGTAGAGAATGAGGACGGTTCGAAAACATGGCAGCTGACAGGCGTTTGGTCACCATTAATCAGGGGCAGTTCTTCTGATGATTATGTTGATATTAACATATCTCCTGCAGCACAAGTTGTAGAAGATATCAATTTCAAAACAGCAGTCATAGGCGAAGATAATTACTACGAGAAGCGATGCCTTCTTTCAATACCTAATGATAAGGAGCCGGATTCAAAGGAGTGCGATGTTGATGATGACGGCTACAGCTACACATCCGTGCAGGATGCGATAGACGATGAGTCAACACTCGACAAATCCGAAGATGATCAGGAATGCATGAATATATTCTTCATTATTCCAGGAGAAGTACAAGATGACAACAAATTTAGTTGGGTTAGAGCGAAGTCTAGGTGGCCAAAATTCAAAACCGACTACCGAATAAATAAAGAATATTGTGGTAGTACCGAAGGAGGGTTTGGTGGGAACGGAGGAGGTACATTTAAAGAAAAGTATCCTTACTCTCTGTCGATTTGTGCGAAATCGACTAATGATGTTGTTACTCTAGGCTGCTTACATGATAACGGTCTCAAGATCGACAACAAGAACTGTCTCCAGGTTAAGTTCAAAAGCGAAGTCATCCCTGATCCTTCCAACACCTACATCATACATAACAAGAAATATGTATGCGAAAAAATCGAGTTGGAAGTCAAGGATGACCAGATAGAGCCAATCTTCGTTGGCTACTTTTACATGATGTCGTAATCTCCGAGGAGACTAAAGCCCACCTTTAAAGTGCTTAGTCTCCTCGTTTACTTTCATCTGGTTCTTGATATAGCGATTAGTCACAGATATATCAGAGTGTCGTGCCTGCTCCTTAGCAACAACTATACCTTGAGCATTGGCCAAGTCTCTAATGCCGGTATCTTTCAAACTGTAGAACTGATACTCCTTAGGAAAGCCTATGGCATCACGCATCTTGCCCCACTCTACTCGCAACTGATTATAAGCTGCTCTCTTTTCACCAGGTTTCAGACTCTTTCCGAAAATGTAGCAATGGCTAGGATGCTCGAAGATCTTCAGTTCTATCATCAGCTTCAGGATTTCATCGTTAAGGGCAACCATTCCGTCCTTGCGGTTCTTACTGATGGCAGAACTGATAAAGACAGTCTGATTCTTGATAGATACATCTCCGATCTTTATCTGGGTCAACTCATTCGGACGGATGAAAGTATAATACTCAAAGAGACAAGCCAGAAGGAAATGCTTGTCATGAGTATAGAGATAATCCTTCATCTTCTTGAGAGCTCCAGGAGTCAATGGATTCCGGAACTTCTCTGTTTGCGCAATATTGCGAATATCGATGGCAGGATTCTCGGAAATATACTTTCGATCCATCAGCCAAGTACCGAACGAGACAAACCAGGAACGATAGTTATTCCTGGTTGTAGCTGATACATCACGATCATACATCAGATGATCCAGGAAGTCAATGGCAAAGGCTCGGTCTATCTGATAAGCATATTTGATACTCCTACACTCCTCTATGAAGGTTTCGAGCATCTTGAGGCGGCTGAGATAGTCAATAGAGGTCTTTTCCTTCATCGACTTTTTATTAGTCATCGACTTAATATAATCTCTATATCTACTAAAAATTATTGGTATTTCCGTAAATTGGCGCGACTGGTCAGCATTCACCCATGGGTTCCATCCTGCTGTCAATTTCGCAGTAATATTGTGAATAAGAAGACTGCCCATCATACGCTTTTTATGATCAGACTTATACTTGTTGAGCATATACTTCTTGCGCTTCATCACACCGGAAACTGGGTCACGAGCATAAAAGTCAACATACCAGTACCCGCCCTTGGTATGCAACACAGGAAGCGTGAATCCTACTATTTCACGCGAACTCAAAAAATCGATTTCTTTTACATTCATTTTTTTTCATTGTCCGTTTTACTGGCCAATGATATTAAACATCTGCTAAATCTAAAAAGTCCCGTTTCTAAAACGGAAAATCGGATAAGATGTTGTTGACCAACTTCTTACCCGATCATTGTTGCGGCGGCAGGACTCGAACATGCGACCTCCAGGTTATGAGCCTGGCGAGCTACCAACTGCTCCACACCGCGATATTATCAACTCATTTCTGAATTGCGAGTGCAAAGGTACTACTTTTTTTGTTAACCACCAAACATTTCTAGCAAAAAGTTATCTTTTTAACGCGTTTTTAACATTTAAAGGCAAAAAAGTGTGTTTTGGCAGATAAAAATAGAGAAAAAGTATGATAAAAAGCAGAAACTGGAATAAAAGTGGGAAAAGAGAATGAGTATAGGGAACAAACAAAAATCCGATCCATCCTGAAAGGATAGATCGGACATATCAAAAATCAATTACTTTTTCAAAAGATTCATGACCTTCTCAAAATAGCGCTGTGTTCTCTTCACACTATAATGGTTTCCACCATTCCAAGCACGAATTGCGTGCTCGATGCTATTCAGAGGATTGTGGACAGACTGAATCAGGAGGAACATCTCCTTAGACTTTGCAATACTGAATCTATCAGACAATGTGAAACGCTTCTTGCTTTTGCGTCTCTTCAAAATGTCATTACACTCTGCCACTAAGATAGGAGTAATCTGCATAACACCAACAGAACTTCCACTCTTTGCTTTGGGGTTACCCTCACTCTCTACCTGGATAATCGCTTCCATCACTGG